GTTGTTGATATAGAAGTTAGCAATACACCAGAAGCTGGTTGTATCCGAAGAAAGGATGCAATCACCGATATCAGCGATGATGCTGATAAGGATTATAAGTATGCAAGAGCACAGTTATATTCATTAATAGAAAAGGGTCAGGAAACTTTAAATGGAGTTATGGAACTTGCTGGTGAAAGTGCAAGTCCAAGAGCATATGAAGTTGCTGGTCAAGTATTAAAGTCAACTGCAGATATTACGGATAAGTTAGCAGATCTTCAGAAGAAAATGAAAGATTTGGATGAAGATAAACCAAAAGGTCCAAGTAACGTTACAAATAACGCATTATTTGTTGGTTCTACATCAGAACTTTCAAAGATGATAAAAGAAGGTATTCTAAATAATAAAGACGATTAATCCGTTCCATGAATAATATAAGAGCAAAGCAAGAATCTCTAAGCAATTGGAGAGAGGAATTTGATATAGATGAAGCAAAGGTTGATGATAAACATTCACCTGAAGGAAAGGAAAAGGAAAGGAATAAACGCAAGTATGGTAATTGGCCAGTAAGTCAAGGAGCACAAACTTCGGTTAGAAGAGGTATTCATTGGTCTAATCGTGGTGATAAGAAAAGGAAGGGTGCTAAAGTAGAAGAACATGTTGAAGGCGGTATAAATGTTCAGAATGTTGCTGACGGATTAAATTTTACAGAAATAGAAACAGTAGATATAATTAAAACTCAACCAATTAAAGGTGCTTCTAACTGGAAATTGGAAATGGTTACGGAGATGCTAATCTCTGAAGGATATAATGATGATGAGATTTCTACTATATTAACGGAAGGTGTAGATGATGTTGGAGGACCTCTCAGTATAGGTGGTGTTCTTTCTGGTATTATGAAAGCAGGTAAATTTACTTACAATCTAGGTAAAAATACAAGAGGAATTGTTAATCGTGGTATAAGAGATACTAAATTAACGAAAGATATTTTTTCTACTGCTAAAAAATTAAGAAATCCTGATGGTGTATCAATAACTAAAAGTCCAAAGGTTAATGTACCAAGTAAAGGTGGTGGTTTAGTAAAATCCTTTAAGGGTTTTATGCAGAATGTTAAAAATGCTGGTAGTAATTTAGTAAATAGAACCAAAGGAAAATTAGATAGAATTAATGCTAAGAAAGCAGAAATTCAAACAACTGCAAAAGACGTAGATGTATTGGGTGGTGCTGCTACCAATCCAACTACTGCAGTTAAACCTATGAAGAATATTACACCAACTCCTATTGGTGATGGTATAGCAAAGGTTGCAAATCAAGTAAAAACTGGAGCTACTACTGCTGCTGTTACTGGAGGTGTAGTTGCTGGCAGCACTATAAATCCTAAAGGATCTGTAACTGGTGAAACCAAAGGAACCGAACTAAAAGGAGATAAACCATTATCTGCTTCCATTCGTGGTGATCAGAAAAAGAATGCACCACCAGTAGAGAAAAAGGTTGAAGCACCCATAACTAATGATGGTAAAAAGGAAGTTAATCCTTCTAAGAATGAAAAAATAGATACTCCTCCAACTAAGAGAGAGTTGAGAAATCAAAGAAATGATGCTTTAAGTAGTCCTGAAGGAAGACGTGCAAGGAGAGATGCAGCACTTCAAAAGAAAAAGGATTCTGGTTTTCCATCAAGAAGGGTGAAATCAGGCACTCCAGTTAATCAACTTTTTAAGAAAGAAGAAGTTGAAAACATCCAAGAACTTGATAGTGCAGGTGGTCCTGCTGCTCTTGTTACAGGTGCATCTGTGATTCTTGGACTTAGTAAATCTGCTTATGATGGAATTAACAACTTGAAGAATACATTACAAGATAAACAAAATGAGAAGAAAAAGAAAATCAAAAATCTAACTCAATCTTATTCATGGAGAGATGAATTAGATCTACAAGAAATGGGTGCTTATCAAGGTGGTGGTACAATTATAGATCCAAGTGGTTCTAGAAATAAATTTGGTTTACCAGATAGTCTTAAACCAGGTTCAGGACCAACAAAAGAAGTTCCTCTTACACCCTCACAAAATAGAATGCTTGTGAAGAAGAAAACAAAAACTACAAAGGTGGGTTAAATGAAAATATTAGGTGGAGAAACAAATTTAAATTCTGCTATTACAGTTGGTAAGGCTCGTGTTGTAAGAGTCTTTAATAGCGATTCTTCTAATTTACTTGTAACTAGAAAGAATGACTCTGGTACTATTGTAGGAAATTTTATGGTTCCTGCAGGTGAAGTTGTATATTGTGAAAAGGATTATGATGATACACTAGAAGGCAATGTGAATCTTCAAGCAGCACGGGTTGCTTTTTCACCTATGATGTCTTTTGTTAGTCAAACTGCTGATCCTTTACCAACATATACTTATTCAGTATCTGCTACTTCTGTAGATGAAGGTGGAAGTTTTACAACTACTTGTACAACAACTAATGTTGATGATGGAACTAATCTATACTGGGAGTTAACAGGTAATAATTTAACTGCTGCTGATTTCTCATCAGGAGCATTAACAGGAACAGCATCTGTATCTAACAATTCATTTAGTTTCTCTCATACTGCTGCTCAAGATAGTTTTACTGAAGGAGATGAGACTATTACAATTAAATTGTATAGTGATTCTGGAAGATCAACTCAAGTTGGCAATACAGTAACAGTAACTATTGTTGATACCTCTACAACACCAGTTGGTGATTATAGTGTAGCATTTGATGGGGTAGATGATAAACTTGTCTGGGATGCTACTGCTGATTTTACTTTTGGAACAGGTGCTTATACTGTTGAATTCTGGGTAAATTTTGATCATATTACAGATGCTAGTGGTATATTCTATCAGTATACTGATCAAAATGGTGGTTTTGTCATTAATGCAACTACTACTGGAGTTGCTATTAATAAATTTGGTGTAGGAGATGTCTTGAAATATAGTAGTCCAACGATTTCGGGAGAATGGATACATTATGCTTTTGTTAGAGAATCTACCGCATCTAATAAAACTTACATTTTTATGAATGGAAGATTAGTAAAAACAGGAACAGATTCTACCGATTGGAATACTACTCAAATTTCTGCATTAGGAGGTAATGCTCATCCAAGTTCTACTCAATATACTCAATGTAGAATAAGTAATTTCCGTATTGTAAAAGGAACAGCAGTTTATACTAATGACTTTACACCTATTATAGAACCACTTACAAATATAACAAATACCAAGGTATTATGCTGTAATAAAGATTCTGTAACAGGTTCAACTGTTACTCCTGGTGCTATTAGTCCTCAAGGAGATCCTACAGCATCATCTGAAACTGTAAATGGATTTGCTACTGGTGCGGTTGTTTTTGATGGTGATGATAGTCTAATTGTTGGTAATGGATCTGGTGCAATGGATTTGGCAGATAATGATTTTACTATAGAATGTTGGTTCTATGCTCAAGCATCACAAAGTCCTGGAACTCATGATACATTATTTGCATTATCTGCTTATGGTGATGGTAGTAATAGTAATGCTTTTAGTTTCTATGCACATGATAATGGTGGACTTAAAATATTTAATAGAATTAATAGTGGTTATCAGCAAAAATATCAAGAATCTGGTTTATACAGTTTAAATACTTGGGTTCATTTTGCATGGAACAGAAATGGTACTACGAATAAAATTTTTATTAATGGTACTGAAACTGGTACTTATGAAGATCAACATAATTTTACAAATGGTCAAAAACTGTATATTGGAGCAAATGATTATAATCAAAATGGAACAGCAAATCAATATGGTTTAACTGGACGTATTAGTAATGTTCGTGTAACAATAGGACAAACACTTTATAATAGTAACTTTACACCTTCAACATCAGCATTGACTACAACAAGTCAGGGTGCTACTGAATCGAATGTAAAACTTTTATGTTGCAAATCATCTAGTTCTACTACTACTTCTGATGTAAGTCCTGAAGGTGTTATTACTACTGGTGGTTCTCCAGCAATTTCAAATACAGATCCATTTGAACTTAATCATGCTGTGATGTTTGATGGTAATGACGGAATAAGAACAGCAACTAATAGTTCATATAAGATTAACTCTAGTGATTTTACTATAGAAGTATGGGTTAAGTGTACTCAATTCTCTGGAACTCAAGTATTTCTTGATAGTAGATCTAGCAGTATTCAAAATACTCCTGTTATGAGTATTGGTCCTGACGGTATAGTTCGTGGTGCTAATACTGCTAGTTCTAACAATCAGGGTGGTCCATACTATGAAATCCTTGGAACAGTTACATCTATTATGGAGAATAAATGGTATCATGTTGCTTGGACAAGAACTGGTGGTACGAATCGTCTTTTCCTTAATGGTAATTTAGAATCTTCAGCAACTGATGGAACTAATTGGGATGGTGGTCCTGGTTACTTTGATATTGGTGCTGCTGTTGATCAAACTAATTATGGTTTGAGGGGTTCTATGTCTAATCTTCGCATAACAATAGGACAAGCACTTTATACTTCTACCTTTACACCATTAACAGAACCATTAACAACAACAAGTCAGGGTGCTACTGAATCGAATGTTAAGTTCTTAGGGTTGAATTCATATTCTGAATTTGCAACAACAAAAATGATTTCTGGTTGGGATCATTCATCTACATGGGGTAATCCAAAACCTACAAGATCCAATCCTTTTGATGAGAAATATAGTTTTGAGTTTGATGGTACTGATGATTGGTTATTCTATAATGATAGACCACCATATCCAATAAGAAATTGGTGGTCTCAAGCATATACTGTTGAATATTGGATAAAAGCAGATTCCTTTGGAAAGAGTGCTAATGGTGGTTCAAATGCTGTAGGTTCTCAAACCGAAACAAGCACAGGCGAAGCTTGGAGTTTTGGACCTATACAAACTGGTGAAGTACAATGGTATTATTGGAATGGATCTGTTGTAAAAGTTCCTAGTGGAACAACACTGTCTACTGGTAAGTGGTATCACTTAGCTTTTGTATTTGATGGTAGTAGTACTTTGAAACAATTTGTTAATGGTAAATTAGTAAATACTGCAACTAAGCAAGGATCACCTACTGGTAATTCTCATCATGTTTCTGTTGGTAGAGTTACTAATAATTCTGGTGGTGGAACCTTTTTTGATGGTAGAATTTCTAATTTAAGAATAACCCATTCTGCAGTATATGCTGCTGATTTTAGTCCTCCATTTGGTCCTATTAGTGCTTTACCTGATACTAAACTTTTGGCTCTAGGTCAGGACTGGGATGGAACATCAGCAGTAATGCCTTTACAAGATGGAGTGTTTAATGGTAGTGGATTTACTTCTTTTGGTGGTGGTCCAGCAGTTTCTACAGAAGATCCATTTGATATAACAAATGGTTATAGTGTTGATTTTGATGGTAATGATTATCTTTCAATTGCTGATGATACTGATTTCGATCTTACTTCTGGAGATTTCACAATAGAGTGTTGGTATTATCCAAGAACTAATAACGCTTGGGTGGGATTGATGGGTAAGTGGCCAAATGGAAATTATCATGCAAATAACAGTTGGGTACTTGAACCTGTTGGTAGTACTTTATCATTCTATTATTGCAGTACTAATGGTAATTTATATAATGCTAATGCATCTGGTTCAGTTCAAGAAAACCAATGGCAACATTGTGCCGTAACTAAGAGTGGTAATACAATTAATGTTTGGTTAAATGGTACTAAAGGATCAGATCATACTCTTGTTGGTAATATGCAGAACAGTAGTTCTAATACAACCATTGGTGGTTATATTGCTGGTGGTGGATGGGCAGATGGATTAATTTCCAATTTAAGACTTACAAAAGGACAGGCACTTTATACAAGTAATTTCACACCTTCATCTACACCATTAACAATGACAAGTCAAGGTGCTATATCATCTAATGTTAAATTCTTAGGATGTCAAAGATCTATTGAGACAGTCGCAGAAGTTACACCTAATCATGTTACTATTGGTGGAGGAGATCCAGTAGTAACTACTAGTGATCCATTCTCATAAATAATCCTATAGTGTAAGTAAGAGTAATGTCAAGAACTTTGATTAAAGGTGCTGAAGCAGCATCTCCGACATCAACAGGAGCAGCAAGTACATTTGGTAGTGCTACTGTTGTACGTTTAGTTAATACTGACACAAGTGCTCACTTAGTAACACTTGTAGAAGAAGCAAGTGGAACGGTTGTTGGTTCGTTTACTATGCCAGCAGGTTCAGTTGAGTTTTTAGAGAAAGTAAGCACATATGCAATATTTGCTGCTAATGCTGGAGTAAAGGGAGCATCAGCAGGATTTACTGATTAGTAAGTTTTTTTATTTGTTATGTCACAAGAAGTATACTTAGGTAATCCCAACCTAAAGAAGGCGAATACCCCTATAGAATTCTCGAAAGATAATATTCGGGAATTTTTAAAGTGTAAAGAAGACCCAATATATTTTACTAGGAATTATATAAAGATTGTTTCTCTTGATGAGGGATTAGTACCTTTTAATATGTACGACTTCCAAGAGAAGTTAATCGATAGATTCCATAAGAATAGATTTAATATCTGTAAGATGCCTCGGCAGACAGGTAAATCTACTACTTGTATATCATATCTTCTACACTATGCAGTTTTCAACGATAATGTCAACATTGCTGTTCTGGCAAAC